CCTTGATAAGATCATGCGAGTTCGCCTAGCAGCGTACCCGTTTGTGACGGTTAAGGGTGTTCTTCCGAAGAGCTCTCCCAAGCCTACCATGAAAGTGGCGGGTAGGAGGAGACCTCAACGGAAGGTCCCTAGTCGTCGGATGCCGGTGCACACCAAGAAGCTTTGGGAAGCTACTTGGTGCGCTTTGATCTCTTGTGGTGTTGGAACAAGAAAGGGTGCGTGGGAAATTCGAAAGTGGGTATCCCTTGCGAGTGATCGCATGGGATGGGAGCAGACTGCACGATCCATCAAGGACGTTTGTAACGCCCTGCGGACGTCGGCACTTGAAGGCCGTCGTGCAACTCTCCCTGCTACCCACCATTTCCCGCGACGACTTCTTTCTTTCCTCAATCATCGACTCACTGTTAAAGGTAAGCTGGCCTTTTCTAGGCTCAGCCGCGCTCTCCCAGCGGCCAGTGATGAGATGAAGAAAGAAGCTGTCTCCGCGCACGCTTTCAACCTTCAGGATCGACATGTTACTCCCAAGTTTCTTCTTGAGAGCATTGAGGAACATGTCCGCTCGCTCCTGAAGGGAGCGTTCCAACAAACGTCTTCGTACTCTACGCCTTCGTCTGCTGCCGCTGTGGTCGAGAAGAGCCGTAAGGATGGTGGTTTCAATGGTGTTCTTGCAGAACATGCCCGCGCGGGTTGGCGCGGTGTCGGGAAGGGTCTTACCAGGGGCGGTAGGACCGGAACCGACGGAGAACATTATGAAACCTCCAAACTTGCAGCTCATTTCGAGCACGCGACCCAACACCGCATCCGTAGTGATAAATTCACCATGTACCCTACATCTGTAAGTGCCGAACGTAACCTTGCGTTCGCAACCGCGCATTTGTTGCGCTCGGCAGTAGGGAAACAGGTGGTTCATCACGCTTCGGTTGTGGCCGAGTTGGGGATGAAGGCTAGAGTCCTTACCCTCCCTCCAGCCGCAGTGTTCGCCCAGGGTGACTTGGTTCGCCAAGTCCTCTGGCCCGCCCTCGTCGCGAGAATACCTCAGATCCTTCCATATGCTCCGCATACGGAAGAGGCAATTCTGCAGCGACTCGGCGGTTTCGTGCCTGGTCGGGTCTACCTCTCGGCAGATCTTACCAAGGCGACCGACGGTTTCGGACATGATGCCATCTTGGCTGTCGTCAAAGGACTCAGGCGTGCGGGTTTCCCCTCGCACCTTGCGTCCCAACTCGAGTCTAATCTCGGAGTTGGTCATGACGTGCATTATGTCCGGTACGACCGGTCGCAGCTCACGAAGCGAGCGTGGCTGGAGTTGCAACAACGTTATCCTGTGAATGAGGATGGGGAAACGATTAACGTCCCGAAAATGCGTGGAACCCTTATGGGCACTCCATGCAGTTTCTCGATTGTCGATCCTCAATCACTGGATGAGTGATAGACTCGGTTCGCGCAGAATCATCTGCGGAGATGATCTTGCCGCTATCACACACCCGGATAACGTTGCTTCCTACGCCCAGAGAGCTTCTGGAATAGGAAGCGAACTCCATCAGGGAAAGAGCTTCAGGTCTAGGATAGGCTTCGTGTTCTGCGAAGCTTACGCCCTTCTTACCGAAGAAGGGAACTTGAAGTCCTTCCGCCCGCCTTCCCTGAAGGAGTTCGTGCGAGAGGGTAATGGGGTCATGTGTCAACATGCTGTTGATCCTTCTTCTTTCAACCGACTGGCTCGTTGTGCTCGTACTTTGTACAAGAGGCAACGAGAGCAGGCAAAGAAGAAGAATCGCTCGCCGGAACTCCCGGCTGTACTCGGCGGCCTTGGACATCCCTGTAAGGGGAAGTTGAAGGTTCCTGCCAAATTCCGAGTATGGCTTAGGGAGTTGTACCTTTGCGAGAACGAACAGCATGGTGGCCCACACGACCCAACGAAGTACGTTTCCACACTTACTTCGCCCGCGGTGCCCCTCGACAGGAGGGGGCTCCGTGAACGTGTCACACAGGTTCGTGACTGGCTGGACGCCAGAAAGATTGACGAACCACAGCCTGGTGACGCATTTACCACCAATCGCGAGATTAGCGCATACTCGTCCATGTGCGCAAATCTCACGTATCTTGCAGGAGGTGGTAGGTTCCGTAAGTGTAGACCACAAGAGGTCAAAGTAACAAGACAGAGGTGGCCCAAGCCCATCGACGGATGTCGAGGGGGGGTCTTGTCCACTCAAACGAGGATTAACCAGGTTCTCGAGTGGGACAGGAGAGCTCGGAGCGAGCTCGGCACCTATCTTGATGCACCGCTTCAGACGCACATCCGGCGTAGGATATGCGCCCACCGTGAGATTGCTCTCACGGGAGATGACAGGTAAGCGGGGG